TCTGCTATGTCATAAACTACTTGACCCCCTGTAAAACCAGCAACTACGCTTGTTACGTTCATATCAATCTCATCTGCATCAAAACTACCGCTTTTAGAAAAAGGAGATTGGTCTTCGCTAATGTCTATTTTTGTAGAAGAGCTTGGGTCAGCAAGAAATGTAAACACACTGGGTGTATTTGTGCCGTCTAATTTAAAATCCATAACCGATTGAAATAGACCGTACCCTGCTTGCATAGCCCCGCCTAAGCTAGGGTCAGTGTAATTATCATCATTATCAATAGCTTTACCAGCAGATTTTACTATCCCTAATTCATCCACAATAACATTATTAGCTTGAGCTAGTTCGTTATCTTGTATAGAACGAGCGTTAGTCTTTGTATTTAGACCGCCATCAAAACGAGTGTATGTTTTAAACTGTTTAGGCATTATTCCTTAATCTCAAAATGTACGAGGTCATCAAACTTATTGTCTTTGGTCTTGGTATCTTGGTCCCAGTCTCCACCCCATCTTATGTTTAGTCCCATTTGCTGCGCAATCCCTATAACATATCCACCAAAATAGTGAAACCTATCACGGTCAGACCAATCAACAGGCCAAGGAGCAACATCAACGGCAACGCTAGGTGATTTATTGTGCTTTCCATTTGGGAAGCGAAGTTTACTGTTCCCTTTGTCGTAGGCTTCGTTTTGCTTTTCTTTGCCTCGATGCCCTTCAATGATGGTGCAGTCGAATCCTTTAACAACTTCTTCAAATAGTTTCTGTAATCGCTCATCGCACGTCTCCAATCTTCCTAAGCTTTTTCTGCTAAACCTCGGCATTACTTTCCCTTGATTATTCCTTCGAGTAAATCGGTCACAATGTCTACACACTTTTCAAAGAAGATTTGCTCTTTTTCTTCCGATACGAATGGGATGTCGATTTTCTCGTTAATCTTAGTAGCTATCATTTCCGCCATAGCATCGGAACCTAACTGGTCCATCATTTTGTTCTTTACTACATCTGCCTGTGCTTCAGCAGCTTCTATTAACATTTCTTTTAAATTCATCTTACTTCTTCTTTCTCATTACTTTTTTCTTTTTAATCATTCCACCCCTCATCATCTTTTTCTTTACCATACCACCGCCCATTTTCTTTTTTGGTCTACCCATTTTTTTTCCGTAAGTCCCTTTACCCATTGGCATATTAAGCTCCTTTAACTTCTTTAGTTATTTTAATGATTATATAAATAAGTGTAGCAATAGAGACCAGCATTTGTATTATCATAGGAAGGTTAACCCACCAGACACTAACTCCTATGGTACCATTCCCTACCGCTTTTAATGTATCGGATATCATCCTTTGCCATTCATCCTTCCTTTGATATAACTCAAAGAATCCGTAACGTCATTCATCTCTTTTACCATATCCTCTCTGTGTCTTTGCGCTGACTCGTCTGAGCGTACATGGCGGTCAATCAACTTGATATTAATGGTATGTAAGTTTTCAACTTTAGAAGCCATCTTAGCAATATCTTGTCTAATGTCATCTAAGTCGTCATTCTGCATTTTTTGTGATTTAATTAAGTTCATTATCATCATCACAAATAAACCTACAATTACACCAATTGCACCATATTCCGCATACGTTTCTATCACTACCTATACCTTTTACTTTTCTGGCTTTACCTCAGCTTCTTTTGCTAGTGAAGCTTTTAAAGCGTCAGCAAAAGCCTGTTTTCCAAATTGAAGTTGCTGTAAGTTAAACTGGGACGAGCTAATCTTTCTTTCTAAGTCACCTATGTGATTTATCATTAACTTCTGCTCCTCATTTAATTCACTTTCCTTGTATCCTTTTCCATCAACTGTAAGTAATGGTTTTTCTTTTTGTTTTTCAACCATTTTATTCTCCTGTTATTTTATTATTACTTGCTCGTACTCTTGATGAACGTAACACCAATGTCTACCATCGGTTATTTTTAGTTCATAAAAATGTTTCTTGCCCTCAACATCTCTAATCAATAAGCTATTGTCGGGCCTAGTAGCTGTACACCCCACAATTACAATCGCAATCACTGCAATTGCAATCATCTTTAATATTGTTTTTTTCACTTCGCAATAGAATCCTGTAAGGTTGCGTTAATATCCATTAAAAGACTATCTGTTTTAAACATTGTCTTTGTCATCTCAGCGTTTAATTCGTCTAAAGTTTTTCCAAAATAAAATTCTTCAGAACAACTTGCTATCATTATAGATGTTATAGT